CCAATCCTTGCTGGCACCATTACTGGTACTGTTTATGATGGTTCAACCGCTGTTCAGACATTCGTTGTCTCTTCAAACGGCACCTTCACCTTTACCGCAATTGGTTCACCTGCTAACAGAGCAACAACTGGTAGCATCGATCTTACCACTGGCGAATTCACACTCACTTGGGATAATGCACCCGGTTCAAACAACTGCACAGTCTCTTATGAGTACAATATGGAGTGCAATCAGGATCTTCCTGAAATCAACCTCGTTATTGAATCAGAAGATATCGTTGCTAAGACCCGTAAGCTCAAGGCTGTATGGTCCTATGAAGCACAGCAAGATCTCCGTAGTCAGCACAATCTTGATGCTGAAGCTGAGTTGACCGCTGTTCTTGCACAGGAAATCAACCTCGAAATCGACCGTGAAGTTCTTGGTGACCTTCGTAACAATGCGGGTACTGTCGCAGCTTGGGACTTCTCAACTGCAATCGGTCAGACCATCAAGGAAAAGTACGAAGCTCTTTATGTTAAGATCATCGAAGTTTCTAACGTCATCCACAGGAAGACCCTCCGTGGCGGCGCAAACTTCATCGTGACTTCACCTGAAGTTGCTTCAATCTTCGAAACAGCAACTGCTGGTTTCGCTCCTGCACCTTCTGAGACCTTCACAAGCTCACTCGGCGTTCAGTATGTCGGTACGGTCGCTAACCGTTATCGTCTATACAAAGATCCACTCTTCCCAAGCAACCAGTTGCTCATGGGTTATAAGGGCGACAGCTACATGGACAGCGGTTACTTCTACTGCCCATACGTTCCACTCACCCAGACCCCAGTCGTTCTTGACCCAGAATCATTCTGCCCAAGACGTGGTTTGCTTGTTCGATACGGAAAAAAGTTATTAAGGGAAGGCGCAAAGTTCTATGCCCGATTAAATATTGCAAATTTCAGAGTATGACGCTCTGAGCATTGCTAACTTCGCTGAAACCGCTTGGAAACAAGCGGTTTCTTCGTTTGTATTCATGTAAAAATTAGCAATAGTTAGTCTGGCGTAAAAACTTTCTGAAGGATAAATCAAAAATTTACTGATATATTCTAATTTTGTATAAAGATCGAATAAATATTGTATGATCCAATTTATTACACTAATATTTGTTGGAATAATTTGTTCATTAATGTGTTATATTAGTTTTGATAAATCTTTGCATAACAAATGGTGGTACATTCCTCTTGCATTATTGTTAGGATTAACAAGTAATAGCATTTGGATTTTAACTACTAAGTACTTTGAAGATGAGAAAAAATTATATGCATTTAGTCTTATTTGGGATGTTTTATTTGTTACTATTTATTATTTCTTGCCATTAATATTTTTTGATATAAAACTTGAAAAAAATGGATATGTAGGACTGATTTTAATGATAATAGGGTTGTTGATTATAAAAATTAAAATCTAATTTACTTGTTTATTAATGCGCTATCTAAAATTGGCATATAAAGATTTTTTTCATCTGTCAAGCTCCACATTACGTTTGTGAGATTTGATCTAGAAAGAGCTATTTCACACTTATAACATGGTTTAGCCAATCTGAATCGTCCATGCCGGTTGATTTTTAGGCTTAGGATCGTAGTTCTCTTGCTATGGTGCTTCTCATCCAATTTGAGCAAAAGATCGGCTTCAGCGTGAAGGAAGGGGTATTTCTGCCAATGCTCTATATTGAATCGTTTTGTCAAGATTAATCTTCATGGTCGATGCTATCTTCGTTTCTTAATTTCTTTAATTAGATTTTTAATTAGTTTAATTGATTTGTCAATTAAATCACTTTTACGAACATCAATATTATTTTGACTATATTTTTCTTTATATCCAAAAACATTTCCTTCTATACAATTTTCTGGAACAAAAATGCCACTATAGCGACACTGATTAACAATAGGCATAATAGCTTCTTTTGGGCTGATATAGTCTTGTGGTTTAGAATCAGCCATAGCTAATGGCATCTTGCGCCCAACATAATCATTTGCGCCATCGTCTCCATGTATGAAAAATGCTCCAACTTTGCCCTCATAATGATTTTTTAAAAGATCACGATATTTTCCACTTTGTTCTGCTGCTATTGTTTTCTTGGGATCTTTAACATCTTTACCATAAATCTTTTTCGCATCTTCGACAGATAATGTTAAACTAACGCAAACAAGTCTGTCGAACAATGATTTGACTTGACTGGATGGACCTGACCAATAAACAGGTGTAAAAACAACAAATCCGTCTGCTTCTTCCATTTTTTTATAAACGTCTTCTTCAGACATGAGATCATTTGTTCCATCATCTTTGGCATAACAATCACATGGGTAATGGCATTGGAATCCATTACTGGTTCCAACACATCCTTTGCATGGACGAACTTGTGGATCGTCATTCATTACTTTTAAATCAACAATTGTAAATTTGACATCTTCTGTTATTTCTTTTATTGCTTTGTTCATTAAGAAACTTGTTTTACTGTCTCCACCAGAACAAGAATCTTTTGTTCTGGGGCTTCCCTGAAAAACAACAATTTTTATTTTGTCGTTATTATTAGTAGTAGCTTCTGCAAGATATTCAATAAAGCTTATCATATTAAAATATATACTTTTTTAAATAAAATTATTACAAATAAAATTGTTTTTTCATGATTTATATATTAACAAATTTCTTCATCTATGCTATCTTCATTTCTTGATTTAAAGTATTGTACCAATTCATCTCTAAATTTAATTTTATTTCCTGTTAAGGCATAAATTCCTTGCCAATCTTTCTTTATGTCTGTATCTGGGTCATAGTTATTTTTGACTAGAACATTGCTTCTCCAGCTATAACCTCTATCTTTTTTCTTTCCATGCCAATAATGTAATAGTGTTCCTTCAACATATCCTATATTTTTCTTGATATGCTCAACTGCAAGAGTTTCCCATTTTTTTAGTACACGTTTGTATGCTTGTGTGAATTTTTTATTTATAGTCATTTCAATTTTATCTACTAGACCAAAAGCCATATGTCTGTCTCCAGAACCTAATATTGCTTCTTCTATTAGTCCACCGAATGAATTAAAGGCATATTTTGTAGCTGCCCAAGCAAAACCGGGGTGCCAATGATCATATTTGTCGCATTTTTGGTGTACACGGTTGAGATAGCTATAAACAAATCCTTTGTGTGCTTTTATCATTTCGTGTTTAGGAGAAAGGTCCACAGCAGTGCTAAACATTTGGACTACTGGGTGGTGTTGTAGTTGATGTATGGTTTCTTCGACCCAATCTGGTCTTGCGAAGGCAACATCTGCGTCAATCCATGCAACGTATTCCCAATTTGATGGAAGTCTTTGTACAGCTACGTTGATAATGTTTTCTTTGTGCCACAATTCAGATATAGTTCTTACTTGAATGTTTTGTGGGTTGTCTGATGTAGTGACTTCAAATGGTCTATTTCCGTATGCAGCTTCTATTGTGTACAGAACTGCTCCAGAGTCATTGACCATTTTTTCAAATTTTTTGTATAGTTTGTATCTGCTGTTGTATCTTTGAGGGTTAATTATAGGTGTGATAACATAGAGTTTTGCATCTTCCTGATAATTGGCAGCTAATGTTTTGCTGATCATTTTTGCACCTCTAACAATATTTAGAGGTGCCGAACAAAATAAAATTATTACAAATGATTAATGTTATTTATTCATGATTTCTTCATGAGGTTCGATATCAGCGGCATATATTTCTAATTATTTTTACATAAAAAAACCGTATTAAAATAACTTTAATACGGTTTTATATTTATTTAATTATTAAATTCAGTTGCCAACGCTTACAACTGCATACTGAATAACATCTGTGCTTGTGCCTGTGAAGGTAATAGTCCAGATATCGCTAGAAACTGTAAGAACAGCTTTAACTGCCGCAGCAGCGGTATAGTCTGTAGCAAGTACGATATAATCAGCTGCAACACCTGTTAGTGGTGCGATTTCAAGTGCTTTTGTACCGCCAGCTAGTGTAGTTGTTCCTGCGCTAACAACGTGTGGTCCGATTAGATGACCAACTCCGAGGGTCTGACGACCCGGTGCGCCTTTGCATGCAGATTCTGCGCTGCCTTGACCAACTCCTGTTACTGATGTAGCTCCCATTTTTCCTCCTAAATTTTATTAAAAATACTTAGTGTTTTTGTCATAAATTGTTTTTTAACACATTTGACATTTGTATATATGCGTGTTGAATTAAATTTTGAATCAACCAGTTAGACTTTTGGGACAAGGTGATCCGCTGCATCCTTTATTAAATTTATTTGCAATATCTCTTTTGTACCATTGATCTGGTGTCTTTGCCCAATTATTTTTATTACTATTTGATGGTGTATATTTAAATGCCGTTCCTGTGCCTGTTAAACCGCCTCCGGGCGATCCTCCACCACCAGATGGAGCAGTAGCCGCTGCTGGTGCTGGAGCTGCTGGAGCGGCTTCAGTGAGCCATTTTTTAAAGTTTAAATTCATGAGAATATATATGATCATGAATATCGAATTTAAGAAATGGTTATTAAAATTAGAAATGGCTGGAACTGGAGCTATTGTTAGTTGTAAAGACAAAAACAACCCAAACTTCCAAGTTTGGGGTGCTATGTCCGATTTAGGATGCAATAAGAAAAAGAAAAAGAGACGTTAAGGATAACGTGTCTTTAACGCTTGAAATGCAGCATTGTTTCCTACAGTCTGTTGATGAACTTTTGCAATAATGGCAGCACTTTGTATTTTGACTTTTGGTCGGGTGTTCGGCACAGATCCTCCAAATGTCTTTTCATATTTTGAAATTGTTAATCCAGTACCAGATCTATCTATGTCAAACCATTCTGCCATAATCATATAAAGCTGTTTTATTGGACTTAGTAAGCCTGATTGTTCTAAAGTTTTTGCAAAACTTCCGGGAATTATTTGCAAATTTGTAAAGTAATCGAATTTTGCTTTCCAAGTAGAGTTGGCTATATTTACTGGCAAAATTTTGCTTACAGACCTGTTTGCATTCGTTTTAATCCAATTTTCAAAATCTGTGGCAAAACTATTTATTTGATCAAGTTGTTTTTTAACTACTACTTTGGCTGTTCGTTCGGGCACATATGCATCACGATTGGATTGTAATCCTCTAAAATATTTAAATTTAGCAAATGCAAGTTGTGCTTGCTTTTCATCACCAAAGAATTTTGTCAAAGCATTTTGCTGATCCGATGTAAGTCCTGTCCAATAAACTGGTTTCCAAAATATTACAGGCTTTAAGGTTTTATTGTCTTTATATTTAGGATCATCATAATCTTGGAAATCTATCTGTCGTGATTTTATGGAATTTAATGTAGTTTGAATGCTTCCTTTATCGGCATCATTCGTTGCCGGATTATTTAATTTCGTGATCATATCAGCTATTGTTTGAAGTATTTGTCCATCTCGAACAGCTTTAAGACTTGCCATGTCGCCTGATGGAGCAAGAGGTGTATTAATTCCTTTATATTTGTTAAAAGCTACATTCATTATTTTTGGCGCAAGTGTGTCGATACTTGGCTTAATTGAAGTCAATGTTTTGGACACACTTTGTAGTTGCATTCTTAATGAGTTTAATATTTTTGGATCATCTGCTTCTGGATTGTTTGATATTAATCCCATTAATTGATTAAGATGCCGCATTGCTTGACCATAAATGTAACTGACATCGGCTCTGGATTTCTCCATTTCTCCTTGTCCGCCTTTCATCCATGATCCCCAATCTCTAGCCCAAGTATTCCAGTCTCTACCACCAGCTGCATCTGCTTCTAGCAGTAGGGTGGCGAATTTGACTTGTGCATTTTCTACGAAGAAAGATTTGTTTACTTCTATGAATCTTTCTAGGTAAAGATATGGGTCTATTTTTGTTTTGCAAAACAAGGTTGCACATTCACGCATTAGATGTACAGTGGTAGGATGAAAATGTCTCATATATTATTTATAATAGTGTTTGTATTTTTCAACAAAATAACTTAATTATTGTATGTATGAAGATTGTTTTTTTGAAATTATAACAGACAATGGCAAAAAAAGGATGAGCGCCAAGTGCGTTCCATGCTGTAAAGATAATCAAGATAACAAATTTTTTTGGCAAGGCTCCAAAAGAGGTTATGGACAATATGACGTTGTCTGTGAAAATTGCAAAAAGATCATATATGAAGTAAAAAAGTAGGTATTATGTTTGTTAAGAATATTTTCAGGAACAAGTTCAAGAAGATAAGCAAAAAAACATGTGAAAAAATAAAAGAGCAAATTGATAAATCTGAATTTGTTTTATTAAATTTTTCTGAAGACATATATCTTCCTGAAGAAAAAAGAGAAGAAGAAATTATTCATTGTTCTGATAAAGAACAATGCATGCTTCTTCGTTATTTAAGAGATAAGCCAGATATTTTTATAGATTATATCAAGAAATATCATTTCACCAAACAAGACTTAATTATTAATGATTACTTGGAAATGTATCTTAACAAGAAAAGAAATGAAGTAAAACAGAAGTTAACTAAACTTGATGTTGACGAATATTCTAATAATATAAAATCCATATCAAATAGATTAAGCAAGGCGTTTATAGTGCATGATACTATAGATATTGCATTAAAAACATTTGATACCAAAGAAGCGATTGTATTTTTTAACTTAAAAGATGTGAATGATTTTAAATTTTTAGACAAAATTAAGAGTTCAAATATCATGGTTTTGAGTAAACGTGGTATGGTATTGGAATTCAAAAAAAGAAATTATGAAGTTTTGGATAATAATTTGTTTCTACGCAAGTAAATATGTCATGTTAACTTTTTGGGAATGGGCAGGTGGACCAGTTGTAGGCAGTCATTACAATGATGCCATCATGCAAAATTCTGGTTTAAAAAGTAAATATGGAGCTGTTGAAGCCAGACCATTAGGTGAGGTTCCTGTATCTGATTGCAAATTTTTAGGAATAAATTGCGCTAAGAAAGATAGATATAGAAAACATAATAAAAAAAGGAGAAACCGTGGCTAATCCAAAACCTACAATTACATTTACATTAAATTTAGCTAATCCAGAGAGTGCATCTCTCCCATATAATATTAATTTGGTTGGTAATGAAACTGTGACAGAAGCTTCTGCTCAAGTTAATGCAAGATCATCTTGGTTGTCATCTTTGACAAATGGTTCAGAAGGTGGCACAGGTTCTGGTGCTAATATTGCTGGAAAAAACATGGATACTGTTGTGGCTTATGGTTTAAATGCACTCTATTTAAAGAGAACATATGCAGCTGGGACCGCCAGTGATTTGTTAAAAGTCGTTAGCATTGAGTGGTGAAATGGCAAATTTTGCTAGTTTAAATGAAAGTATTCGATCTTATAAGGAAGAAGATAGAAAGCGTACCGATGAGCAAGCTCTGGAGCTAATAGCACGGGGTATTGATATTGGTGGAGATTCTTTCTGGGATGATTTTCTTCGTGTAATCGGGGATGGCAGGGGTTTCTCTGCCATCCTTGATGTTAATCAACAAAAAGTTGCTACTTGGCGTAGCAAAATAAAGAAATATCTTACTAAATATCATAGTAGTGATGACGAATTTGAAGAACGACCAAAAAAGCGTCACATAATGAGACCTGATGATTTTGAACAAGATATGTAAAAATATGAAAGGCTAACAATGGCTATTAAGAAATTTGGCGAATGGTGTCAGCAGTTTAATGAAAATGTTCCCACAAGTGCTTCTGCTGCAATTAGAGATTATAGAGCAGCATCTGGCGAACTTGGGACTGCTGGAACAGGTGGTCTAAATGTTTTGATGGCTGCTTTACAAGGTTTAGATGAAAAAGAGTTGGCATTAATTGTAAATAAAATGTATCCATTGTTAAATGATCGTCCTGATATTCAAGCAAAACTTAAATCATCATACAGAAAATATGTAGGGAACAGACCAACAGATGAATCACCAGAGTAATATTAAGCGGGAAGATGTTGAAAGACTCCTCAAGCAAGCTCAGTTTGAAGCCAAGTTCAAACAAAACAAGAATGTTGAAAAGCTGAATGAAACAATTTCTCCCCCTGTGGGGAGAAACCCTGTTTCTAATAAACACACCATCATAAGCACGATAAAAAGAGATCAGTTATCTACAAATAAAAGAAAACTTTTAGAAGAGAATATTGCTTTCAATGCTGTAAGAGGCTTGAAAGAATTTTTATTACCTTCTAAAAATTGGTATTTAAATTTTGGTGGTACAGGCGACTTAATTCTTCTTCTTGCATGTTGTCATGAAGATCCCAACGCACAAGTTGCATTTTTTGCTAATACTGGCAGTATGAATTTCTGTAAAGAATTTTTACAATTTTTCAGACTTGATAATTACGTTGCAAGAAACTTAATGGGTTCAAAAAATGCAAATGTAGTTTACGACTATATGATAAAAAAGATTAATTTTAAAGCAAGCGGACATCTTGCAAAAGGATTAGATTACGGTGACTGGGGCAGAGATATAAACTATTACAAACAAAGAATGGTTTTTAAAACTAATTGGATTGAAAAGTTTGGCAAGCATCCACATTTTGAAAGTCAAAAATCAATAATAATTCAACCAAGCGGCTCAGTAAGAGATTCAAACAGACAAAGATATTTAGAAGTGTTTGAATACGATTGCCTTGTTAATAAATATCTTGGTCTTGGATACAATGTAATAACAACTGGATCTGATGGTGATAAAGAATTTTACAAATGGAAACCAAATCGTGAAAACAATTGGTTTCTTACCTCAAATAGAATGACAGGAAATAAATCTAGCACTCCCATAGATTTATCAATATTCTTAAAGATACTTCATTCCGTAGAAAAAGTAATATCTGCTGACACATGGTTGAAGTCTTACAGTTTGCTTTGTGGCATCCCTACAACTGTTTTCAATAACAGGTGTAGAGGTAGATATTTACCTATTGGATCTGATCCATGTGATCACATATTCCTTAATAAAGATCTTTGGGAAAAACTAGAAGTCAAAACGGTTGAAGAAATCGTTATGATGGATTAAAGATTGCAACAATAGCTTGCGCTAACTGTTTCTGCTATTTTCTTTTCATAATACATTTTAGCCATTAACAAAGCATCATATTCTTGAACAAGATCATTTTCATTCCACAAAGAATTTAGGCTATCAACATAAATGAAAAACAATTTTCCAACTGTTGATTGATTCATAATAATTCTTACATCTTTAATAGCAACTTTTTCAAATTGACCTACTAATGCTTTTTGTTTAGAGAATAAAATGTCTCCGGGTCTCCATTTGTATGGATAATTTTTAGTCATCCAATACTTTGAACAAATGCCTACTTTTAAACCACCGCTTGCAGTATAACTAGGCATCTAGCCTCCCATTTATTTTATCAAGTTTGTTTATGTATGTATCTAACAAATTTTCATATTTAATTTTGAGATATTTATTCTTATCAACAGGATCAAAAGCATTTTCTTGAGTGTACACTGATTGATCAGTAACATAATATTTGTTATTTATATTTCCAGCAATCACTTCTATTGGTTCATATTTATTATATCCAAAAAGATCTTGATTTATTGTGAATTTTAAATTTGTATAATTGTTTTCTGGTGTCGGTGGAGTCAAGCCAGAAAGTCTTTGATTAATCTCGCTTATCTTATTGTTGTATTTATTTATTGCTTTATCATAAACATTTGTTCTATATCCTACGTTTTCTGTTGGAGTTAAAGCTTCCGAATTAGTTGCTGTTTGTTTTTCACTATTATAATTAGGAAAATTTGAGAATCCAAATATGGATATTATTTGGTTGTTTTCATTTTGTTTATCAGTAAAGTAATCTTTTAAATTGAACTTAAGAGACATCAAGTTATTTTCATCTGTTGGCAGAGGAATGGTGTTAAGTTTTTGGTTGATATAATCAATTTTATCATGATATTTTTGAATATCATTTGCATATTTGTTTGTTAATACGTTTACTATTTCAGAATCGCTGAATAGTGTGTTGTTACTAAAGCTTTGTGCTCCTTCTTCGTTAACTGCAACGTAGACAGGATTTGTTGGACTTCCGCCTATTTGTACAATTCTGAATTTTTGATTTGCGTAATTGGTTCCATATTGATTTATAAAGAATTTTACTGCGTCTGTGTATTTTACTGGAATATTTGGTGGAGCAGATCCAAATAATTCAAAAGAACCTCCAGATATATATTTTAATTTAAGAGCTTGTTCTGCTGCACTGCCGAACATTTCAAATGATCCAGATCCATTGAAAGAATCTACTAAATTTGTTAATGCTTGACCAACTAGTTCAAATTGACCTGAACCATTATAACGGATTACACTTGTGTTTAAATTCAAGAGATATTGAATGTACATAGAACTATATAGTTCTACCGATTATTGTTGCATAAAGATCTTGAGTAAACGCTGAATCGTTCTTCATTGTTACTCTTAGGTATATTGGACCAGTTACGGCTATAGGCTGGTAAAATGGCATTGTAATCGTTGGATTTGCTGATGAGAAGAATCCAACTGCATAAGTTCCAGAAGAAGCTCCGGTTGCAGCTGCTGCGTATTCTACAATCACTTTAACTGGACCAGAAGATGCGCTTGCGATAATTTCTTTTAAGTAAAAAGTAGTTCCCGCTGTTACGTCATAATAGGTAACGATTGAGCTTGATGTAGTTGTAACATTAGCTGCTGTGTTATAGACAGCGATTGTATTTGATGTTATTTCGCCAATGGTTACAGGTAGTTGAACGCCTGATGTAGTGCCTTGAACGGTTATTAAGCCACTTGTGTAGACTGTACCAGCATTTTGTGTTCCTGCTATTAATTGAGTACCGGAATTGACAACAGAAACAATTCCTGCATCAACAAGAAGTTTTCCTGAAGTAACATTAGCTATTTTGGAAGTGTCGCTTCCGGTATATGTCTTGTCAAATATCTGTATTCCAAGACCAGTGACTATGTCAGCCATAGCGTCCTCCTTGTATTATATACTCTTTTTGTGATTAATTATTTACTTACAGTATAATCTAAAAATTGCATTCCCATTTGTGGGATTAGAAGATTGCCAATTCCCAAGTTTCTTTTTATTCTTTCGGCTGATTCTCCTTGAAGGAAAAATTGTTCTGCTGGTTCTGTCACAACATTTTCTGAAATCATTTTTAATCCAGCACCAGCAATAAGTCCTCGATACGTTTTCATTGGATATATAACTTTTTGTGTTGGGTAATTTTTAAAATCATGACCTAATGAAGCCAATTCTTCTCTTGTAAAAATTAGATGTGCATAAGATTTATTTACTTTATTGTAAGTATGACCGCCATGTCTTGAAATCAGTGGATGGCAACGCATTCTAATAACACCATTATCAGCGAGAACCGATTTTGCGGCGTTCATTACTCCTGTTGGAGAATCATGTTCCACATGATCAAGAACATCATAAAGATAAATCAAATCATAAGGACCATTGTTAACTACATCGTCCCAAGAAGTTGTGAGCAAAGAATTGCTTTTGTTTCCAACTTGAAACTCATTTCTTATATCATATCCGACAACAAAAGCTGGATTTCTTTCTGTGATTGCTTCTACTAAATGACCGTAGCCTGTCCCAAGATCCAATATTTTCTTTCCTTCAAAAGCATATCCAGAATAAAAAATATCTCTAATTCCTCTTGCTCTATCCATTTTGTCTTCATGGCTTGTTTCGTCACAAATAAGGTCTGGAGGAACAGCTTCAACCCATTCTTGTAAATTAACAAAATTCTTCAAAGGCAATAATGGATCTACTACAGGTTCTGGAATTGGTTCTGGAACAGGTTCTGGAACAGGTTCTGGAACAGGTTCTGGAATTGGTTCTGGAACAATAGCAGTTGGTTGTGTTTCTTCAATTAAATTTATTTTCGATTCTAATTCATTCAATTTTGATTTAATTGATTCCATGATATCTAATAATTCTTTTTTCATGTTTTACCCATAAATAAATTGTTATACATTTATTTAGTTAAACTATGAGAATTAAAAACAAAAAAACATACAAATTGTCTAGAGGAAAATGTGTTTTATGTGGTGAGAGCAATCTTGCTACCTTAGACATTCATAGAATTCATGAAGGGGCAAATAAAGGCACATATGACCATGAAAATTGCGTTCTATTGTGTTCTAACTGTCATAGAAAAGTTCATGCTGGTCAAATAAAAATTATCAGAAGGCATAAAACTTTAAGTTGGCGTGAATACATAGAAATAATTGAAAACGGCGAAAGAAAAATGATTGAATGTACTTAAGGACAACAATGAAAACCAAATCTTTTAAGAGTTTTTTTGTAGAGCAGGAAAGAATTAGTGTATTGACAGAAGATGTCATTTACATGGAAGCTATAGTAGACTGGTTTAGTAGATCAGAATCTATTTTGAAAGAATCTTTATTGGACAGATTCCGACCAGTATTTGGAGCTTTAACAGGTTCAAGCGCAGGAAGTAGAGATGCTGCTGATATAACAACTGCTGCTGCTGGTACTGGTGCAAAAAAATTGGGAGGCAATGTTGTTGAACTAGTGGATGCTGCTCTTACTTTTAGTCCTAAAACTATATTTACAGGAATAGTAACGATATTAAAAACAGTACAAGATACACAAGAATTTGCCAATTCTGCACGAAATGCTTTATCTTTAATTCACATGAAAGAAACATTAAGAAAACAGTTTGAGCAAAACAAGTATGATAAGAATACTATAAATGACATTCTGAACTATTATTTTGAAATTCCATACCAAGCACTCCAAGTTTATCGTATGTATAATTCTGGTTATGTTTTATCAAAAGCCGTCGATGCTTTTAAAGATGAAATTACAAAAGGTTTTGATTTAAACACTACTAAGACATTCTTTAAAATATTTAAACAAGAAGTTATAAGGAACGTAAGTGAGCTTAATCAGGCTGACAAAAAAATAGAAATTAGATTATTAGACAATGAAGAGAAAGACATTGCTACTAAACTTGAACCGAAAGTAAAACAAGCTCTTTCTTCTGGTGGCGAGTCTGTCAAGAAAATATTTAGCAATTCTTTAGCTAGATCTTCCAATTCTTCATTGAAGAATATGGTTAGTGATTTAGCTAGTTTTGCTGCAAGGCAGGGAAGAAATATTGCTCTTGCTGGAGCATTAGGTCTTGGTGCGATTGGTGCGCTTCCTCAAAATGCTGGTGATTCAGCTATACCTGATGCACAGGTACAACAAGTACAATCACAAAGCGCACAAGAAAATAGAGCAATTAATGCATTTAAAAACAGATTTACGGGTGCATCGCTTTCATATGCCACTAGTAAATATTCAAAAATAAACTTTCAAAAAATAGATTATGATGGATCTGGTAAAATAACTGTTTCAGGATCTATTGTTATTTTTAGAGGAAACAGACCTAGCGATAAAGTAGATTCAAACGAATGGTTGCAAAGATTCAAAGAAGACAGGATAGGTTATAATGTTAAACAAGCATTGGGATATGCTTTTTCTGGTGAAATGAAAGACGGAACATCATTTAGAGATGAGTTTGAATTTGGAAGCAAAAATTATATTAGAAATAACCCATTCAAAAATATCACCAATTTCAGTCTTGATGTTAATCAAAATCAAAGATTTGATCAAGATCCTAATTTAAATTATTTTGCAATACCGTTTTCAATAACTGTTAGCCGTTAATTGATGTGAAAATGAAGGACTAGTAACAACATGATTGAAAATAATCAAAATATTATCATGGTTTGTGGCATGGCTCATTCTGGGACAACTTTATTAACACATTTTATTCGTCAAAATCCTGATACATACAATTACGTCAATGGAATTTCTTCTTGGGTATATGAGACTCAGCTTATAATACAAAAAAGTGCAAAAAAAATATCTGGAATAATAAATTCTAATCCAAATAAAAAAATTTTAATGAAGAGTCCTTGGTCTGAAGTAGAACATTCAGATTGGTTAATTGAAAACATGCCTGATGCTTGTTATGTTTGTTGTCTCAAAAATTTTGATGATATAAAAACAAGTTGGTCTAATATTGCAGCACAAGTAAATGACGAATTAAAATTTAGCAATGATGATTTTAAAAAACAAAAATATGATTTTTGCATATCTCAAATGAATAAATTTAAAAATTGTGTTAAAAAATTTATTATTATTAATTATAAAGATCTTATTAACAATCCTAGTGATACAATGGATAAAATTGAAAAATTATCTGATATAAAACCCTATAAATATGATTTTTCAATTATAAGTCAAAATAAATCAATAAAAGAAATAATATGGCATGGAGATTTTTATAGCACTCATGATAATCCTAAAACAATAAATAAAAAAATTTACTACTTTATTTGATACTATTATAGGAAATGATAATGAAAAAAATACTATTAATTGGTTCTGAAGGTTATATTGGGTCACGATTTAATTTTGAATTTGAAAATAAATATATAATAAGTAAGGTTGACTTGCTTATTCATAAACAAAATCAAAAAGAAAATGTAATAAAAGAATGTTTTTCAGAATTAAATGAAGAATACATTAATAGTCATGATGTGATTATTTTGTTGGCAGGTCATAGTAGTGTCGGTATGTGCAAAGGACCAATATTGCCTGTAATGCAAAATAATTTTATCAATTTTGTAAAACTTGTTGAAAAAATACATTCAGATAAAAAACTAATATTTGCAAGCAGTTCGTCAGTTTATGGAATGCATTATCACAATGAAGCAAAAGAGAATTGTAAATTACAACCAGCAATAGATAATTACGATTTATCAAAACAGCTTTTAGATATGTTCCAAAATTTTATTAAATGTAACTGGTATTCATTAAGATTCGGCACTGTTAATGGATGGTCTCCTAATTTTCGTACAGATATAATGATTAATGGAATGCATACAAACTACAAGAAAAACAATAATATAAAAATATCAAATATAAAGATAAACAGACCAATATTGGGTATAAAAGATTTATGTTTGGCAGTTGATAGAATTATTGATTCAAATGAAAACAACAGCGGAATTTATAATCTTTGTTCTTTTAACTCAACCCCAGAAATAATTGGCAAAAATGTTTCAAAATATTTAAATTGTGAATTAATAATTGATAAAAGAAAAACATTTTCTTATAATTTTAAAATATCATCAAGTAAATTTATTAAAAAATTTAATTTTAAATTTAATGAAACAATAGAAACTATTTTATCTGAGATAGAGACGAATTACGATAAAATTGAAATATTTGGGGGTAGAAATGAATATTGTGGAATGGACTTTAAAAAGTGAATGCCGTTGTTGCAAGAGTGAAAATTTAAGAAAAATATTAGATCTAAAAGATCAACCATTAGCAAATACTTATGTTTCATCTCCGACAAAAATAAAAACATATCCTTTAGAGCTAATGCTATGTGAAGATTGTTTTCATTTACAACTTAGTGTTGTTGTGAATCCAGATCTTTTATTTAAAAATTATCTTTATGTTAGTGGAACTAGCAAAACACTGGAAGTTTATTTTGAATTTTTTGCAAATTTCTCAATTAACAGATATGAGAAAATTTTTGGATCTAAACCACAAAATGTTTTAGAAGTAGCGTGTAATGATGGATCTCAATTAAACAAATACAAAGCAAAAGGTTTAGAAACTTATGGTGTAGATCCAGCTCAAAATTTACATGAAATATCTTCTAAAGAACATAATGTAACATGTGACTATATTGGCAATCTAGTTACAGACAAAAAATTTGATTTGATAGTTGCCCAAAATGTTTTTGCTCATACAGATGATATTGATACATTCTTAAATAAATTAAAAGAATTTTCACATGATAAAAGTATTATTTACATTCAAACGTCACAAGCCAACATGCTATTAAATAACGAGTTTGATACTATTTATCATGAACATCTGTCATTCTTTAATTCATATTCAATGTATAAAATTGTTTCTTCTAAAAACCTTTATATAAATAACATTTTTAAAAA